AAAAATAGAAGTCCGGGATATAAGCAAATAAAGAATATACAAAAGACCATAATATCTAAAGTCAAAAAATTAATGAACGACGGAGATATAGATATATTTTAACATGAGCGAAGAACTATCAGATCAGCAGAAATTAGCTATTCTCAAAGAATGGAACGATAGACCAGATAATCCTCCGTCTCTTTTAGAGCTGATTAGAGTAGCGTATCCAGATAATGAATACGACGGAAGAACTAAACAAGGTAGAGCCGTAAAGAAGTTCTTATCTACTCGTGAAATTGTTGCTGATGGAGCTCACGTATATAAACCTAAAGAAAAAATAGAACTAACAGAAGATCATAAAGAATACATTTCTAATAATGCTGGAATGATGTCTCCAGTAGAAATAGCTAGAATCATCTTTAAAAATAACAAAATATCAAATTTAAATCAAGAAGCTAGGGCGGTTTCTGAATATGTAGACTCCTTAGACTCTAAAGTGATTTATCAAACCTCAGCCGAAGAAGTTCCTCAGTCTAGTGAATACAAAGCCCCCAAAACAGAACTCAGGATGACTCAGAGGATTAACAAATACGTTCATGACGGTTTGGAAGAAAATAATTTAAAGTCAAAAGAAAAAGCGGGGGTTCAAGCATTGATAGGTTATATGCATACTTATCGATTTAATCATCAAATTAATAATTATGAAACGCAAAACGATAGAGATTTATTTGAGTCTAGTTTTATTCGTTATGCATACGATAAACCAGACTTAACACAAGAAGAAGTTGATCAATATATAGTATTGTCTTCTGAGGTTGTTATCTCTGCTAATATACAAAGGCGCAAAGAGCATTTGACGGCTATGCTCGATGCAGTTGTAGAAGATACAGACGGTAGAGCTTCCATGTCTTTAGTTGAGGTTATAGGAAAGGTGGAGACCGAATATAATCAGTCTGTCAATAGACAACAGAAACTTCTGGAGAGTCTAAAAGAAAAACGCTCAGATAGACTTAGCAAACAAATAAAAGAAAACGCAAGCATTCTTAATTTAGTTCAAGCGTGGAAAGATGAAGAATCTCGAAAGAAAATGATTCATCTAGCCGAGATGAAAAAAGAAGTCATCAAGGAAGAGGTCGAGAGATTGTCGTCAATGGACGAAATCAAATGTCGCATTTTAGGACTAGGAGAGGACGAAGCGTTAAATGGTTAAATGTGCAATCTGTGGTAAAGAGTTCGAAACGGACAGAAAGCTTCACTCTCATCTAAAAGCTCATAAGATGAGAATGGTAGAGTATTACCAAAGTCAATTCCCCAGATATGATAAGTACGATGGAAAAATCATCAAATTCAAAAACAAAGAACAATATTTCGAGGCAGACTTTAACTCGAGAACTAACCTTAGGATGTGGCTTAAGAACTCAGATACAGAGGAAGCTAAAAAATATTGTAAGGAAATCCTTATCAGAAGAAAAGAAAAGAAAGAATTAGTTTATTCTCCATCGCAATCAGAACTACGTTCTCTTATTTTTCCACCTATTCAATATTACAATGAAATTTTTGGTGATTACTATAAGTTATGCAAGCAGTTAGGTTTTAAAAATAAACATCAAAACTTTAATGAGATTGTTGTCGGCTCAGAATGGCAAAAGCCAGAATATGAAATTTTAATAGACACTAGAGAACAAAGGCCACTTAAATTTAAAAGAAACGTAAAACTTATAAAGCTAGACTATGGAGACTATGCGTTTAGTAGCTCTGAGGCTTCGTGTAAGGCGTTTATTGAGCGTAAGGCAGTAGGAGACTTCCTAGCGACTATAAGCGGCGGATACGAGCGTTTCGTGCGCGAAATACAACGATCTGTAGATGACGAGGCAAACTTAATAGTTATTATAGAGCAAAAATTATCAAATGTTCTTTATTTTAATCATCAGAGAAAAAATCATGGCGGAAAAGTATACAGTAAAGTAAAAGCCACGCCAGAGTTTATTTTTCATAGAGTCAGGAGTTTGAGTCAAAAATTTCCTACTATACAGTTTTTATTCGTAGACGGAAAAAGAGAATCTGCTAGAGTTATAGAAAAAATATTTACTTCTGGCTGTGTTCATAAAAAAATAGATTTACAACTAGCATATGATACAGGAAGGCTGTAATTTAAATGAATACAGAAGTAACATATTATTTTGATCATCCGCGTAATACTACTTTAATTAACGAGCGAGCAGTAGAATTAATTTTAAGTTTAAGATACATTGATTTAACGAAAGGAGAATTAGTTGAGGTTGGAGCGGTTACTCCATATTATATAAAATCAAACCATGAGTGTATAGACCCCACAGACCCTAAAGCTACGACAAAAGATTTCGCAGAAAATTATGATTATAGAAATAAAAACGTGCTTAGTATATCAACGATAGAGCATATAGGTAGAGGAGATTACAACTTAGAAAAAAATGAAATTCTAGCTTTCAACACATTAAATAAAATTTATGAAGAAAGTAAATCATGTTTAATTTCTTGGCCTATAGGATATAACAAATTTCTTGATAATATTACAAAAAATAATTTAAATAAATTTAATTATTTTTTTTACGTAAAAAGAAATCAAGACCCACTATGGGAATTGGTAAACGACGAAGAAGGATTTAATTTTAATTATGGTTCTCCATTTGCAGCGGCAAACAGTATAATTTTCATTACTAAAGGAATTTAATATGTGGTATGCTAACGAAAAATTTATTGATCCTGTAGAAGACGTTAACAAAGAGCTATTAAAAATAGAAGGCTCTTTAGATGAAAAGGAAGCGAGAATATCTTTAGCTAAATTTTTAAGGAATAATCTTTCTTTTACTACAGAATTAATATCAGGTATAAAATTAGCTCCATTTCAAGAAGTAACACTTAAAGGAATGTTAAACAAAAACTTTTCGATGTGTGTTTGGGGTCGTGGTTGTGGTAAGACTTTTATATCTTCTGTATTTTGTTTCTTACAATGTATTTTTAATCCGGGAACTAAAATTTTAATAGCAGGTCCTACTTTTCGTACTGCTCGATTTATATTCCAAAATTTAGAAAAAATGGTCCAGAGTAAAGGAGCCGAACTTCTTTCTCAGGCTTTTTCGATGAGACCATCAAAAAGAAATGATCAATATGAATGGCAAATCAATGGCGGTTCTATAACCGCAGTTCCGTTGTCGGGAGAAAAAATTCGTGGTTTCCGCGCTAATGTTTTGGTACTTGACGAGTATCTACTTCTTCCAGAGGAGACTATAAAAACTGTGCTTATGCCATTCTTGGTTGCTCCTCAAGATATGGCAGAGAGAATCAAAGTGAGAGAAATAGAAGACGAATTAATTAAACAGGGAAAAATGGAAGAAAAGGACAGAATGGTCTTCGAGAATAATTCTAAGATGGTAGCCCTTTCTTCTGCGTCTTATACGTTTGAAAATTTATATAAAACTTACAAAGATTGGACTCAAAAAATTTATAAACCCGAAGAAGCGGGAGACTCATCTTATTTTATCTCTCAAATGGGATACGAATCTTTACCTTCTGATATGGTAGATACAACAATTATTGAAGAGGCTAGAAGTAGCGGGGGAACATCGAACTCTTCTTTTCAGCGAGAGTACTGCGCTCAATTTACCGATGGTAGTGATTCTTACTTTAGCGCAAAGAAAATGCACGAGTGTACCATTCCAGATGGAGAGCTTCCTTCTTCATTAGTTAAAGGGGCGGCGGATAAAAAATATATACTTGGAATTGACCCATCATTTTCCAATAGTCCCAGCTCAGACTTTTTTGCAATGTCTCTATTAGAAATAGACGAGAATAGACAACAGGGAATCTTGGTTCACAGCTATGCAGTTGCTGGTGGAGATTTAAAAGATCATATTGATTATCTGTATTATATTGTTACCAATTTTAATATTGAAATGATATGCATTGATAATGCGGGTTTTCAATTTATAGATAGCTGTAACGAATCAGAGCTATTTAGTAATTCAAATCTAAATCTAGACTTCTTCAATTTTGATAGTAACAAAGAGGGTGTAGAGTATACGAAAGAAACCAGAAGAGTTCGTAGGGAGTACAATAAAGAATCAGGTAAGATTGTATTTAAGCAAATTTTTGGTTCTGATTGGCTAAGGAAAGCAAACGAGCATTTACAGGCTTGTATTGACCACAAGAAGATTTGGTTTGCCTCTAAGACTATCGCTAACGCTTCAGAATTTAATAGGCAAACTAGTCTAGCTGTACCCATAAAATATACCGGGGCTGAGAATCTGTTAGATTTAATCGAAACTCAAGATGACCTAGTATACTCTACGAAAAAACAATGTGCTTTGGTTGAAGTTAAAAGCACAGCAAGGGGTACTCAGACGTTTGATCTTCCCCAACACCTAAAACGTTCTACAAGTGTGAATAGAGCTAGAAAAGATAATTATACCACACTTATGTTAGCAAATTGGGCATTAAAATGTTATTATGATATAATGAAAGTAGATAAAGAATCTTTAAATGATACTTTTAATCCCATTATGATACCTTAATGTGTAATATTTTTTAGGAAAATGGCAGAAAATAAAATAAGAATTCACCAGTTAAACAAAGGAGATATATCTGGCTATGTTCAAGATATCATCGACGCTGGTATACAAGTAGTAGGATCGCCGGGTGAAACTGGACCTACTGGCCCAGTTAGCACTGGTCCTACTGGACCCGATGGGTCGTCTAT